GAATCTACCCGGGGAGCTTTAATCCCTTTCATATTGGCCATCTTGATATTGTTCGTCAAGCAATGAGAGTGTTTGACAAAGTGATTGTTGTCCGAGCGATTAACCCCGACAAGAAAGTAGCACAAGCTATTTTGCCTGTAAAATTTCTAACCAACATGGGGGTGGATAATTTGGCCGATGATGGATTGGTGACGGACCTGATAAAGGGGTATGAATCCGGGGGCAAAAACGTCACATTGATTCGTGGGCTTCGGAGCGGTGCTGATTTGGGCTATGAGCAGAACCTCGTGGCATTCATGAGGAATATGCATCCTGAAATCAAGGTTGTTTTCTTCCTCTGTGACCCGAAATTTCAGCACATCAGTTCAAGTGCTTTGCGAGGAATTCGAGAGTTTTCCGATGCAGAATACCGAAAATACGTCGTGGAATAAAATAAATCATCGGGGCTTGACATTTTCGGGAACCCGTGTTATATTTATGCTCATAATCATTATCATAATACGTAAGTCTGACATTAAGAAAATAAAAGCAGGAACATTCGATTTAATTGCGGGGAAGTGTGATGGCTGCACGTCACTCTCATAAGGTGAAAGACCAGTCCGATTCTGGCGACCGCAACCAATTTAGATACTAGCAGCAATCCTAATTCCTGCCGCAAGGTAGGTGCAAGAGTTGGTGCCTCACAAAAAGACTCAGAGTAAACTGTAAATCAAGTATCTAGTTCGGGGCCATAGCTTAATTGGCAAAGCGTTCGGTTTGCATCCGAAAGAGTCGGGGTTCGATTCCCCGTGGCTCCAGTTCGCATAGGTTTACTGCCTCCACGTTGGCTGCGAATGGGTAATGCTAAAAGTAACCAAGGAAAAGATTTCAGTTCGCTCCAACACCTAAAGGTGTTGTGAATCTAGCCGAGGGGCACTTCCCCTTGGTTCTTGGGGCTATCGTTCAACGGTAGGACATGACTCTGGCAGAGTCGAGATAGGAGTTCGATTCTCCTTAGCTCCACCAATTTAGCCTATCGTAGTTAATACGAATGCTATCAAGCTTACAATCGAAGAAGCCAAGCCCGTGACAAAGTAAATCAACTTTAACTCATATCCCTCGCTTTGGCGAGGGATTTTTTTGTAGAAAGTGTTTGACATTTGGAAAAGGTGTGGTATATTTATATTTGACAATTGGAGTTTAGTGTAGTGGTAGCACGACTCTCTCTGAAAGAGCAAGTAAAAGTTCGATTCTTTTAACTCCAGCCAATTTGGAGAACCTTAAATAAAATGATGTTGTATATGATACTAGCATCAAACTCACGGATAATAAGTAAGAGATTAAAATTCTCCGAAGACTGTGACGGGCTATCTGTAACCCAAAGAGCAGTATGAGCCGAACGTGATTTCGGTAGGTTCTCCTTTTTTGACATTGTAGTAGAATATGATGAAAAATGGCATGGACGTGCAAGTAGAAAAGATAAAGATTTACGCAGGCAGAAAGAAATAATAGAGTTTGTAAAACCAATGGAGTTTTGGAGATATAATGAATCCAAAAATATGTTGACAAGAATCGTCTAATGGTTTATATTTATAAGCTTGGAAAGTAAACTGGTCAGGGATCAGGATAGATTGGAAATCTATACGTGCCTCAACGGGCATCAGAATCGTGCTCTGTGCTTTCCGCCAAATTTTAAATGCGACTGCAACTAGCGATGGAGGTTCGATTCCTCCGTAAAGTGGAACGCAAGTCAGGGGCACGATTCCGATAGGATTGTGTCAGCATTACGATGGTAGATTGGCAGAGTCCGGCTTATTGTATCAGTTTCGAAAACTGACGTGGCCTAAAACCACCGGGGGTTCGAATCCCTCATCTACCGCCAACTTATGAATCAAAATGTTATAGTATGCGGAGAAATTATCCCAAATCCCGAATCTTCATCTCCTGTTATTATTTCCTTTCGAAATCCTTCAAGTGGGCACATTTACAGTGGAAATTATTATGTGCTGTATGAGGACGACAAAAACATGCTGCATATCTCTGAAAATCGAACATTGGAGAATATGTATTTGGCCCAGAATTGGGTTATCTCACGGACAGACATCTTAGGCGGTCTAACCAAAGAATCAAAATTTCCTTACATTTATATTCCTTCAAAATAAATCTTGACAAACTTTCTTCAACCTGTTAGAATGTGTATAATCTGAAAATAAACATATGATAACTCTTCCAGCATGGTTTCTCGTCCTGAGCTTGTTTCTTCCCCGAATCGCTTTGTTCGCCGCTTACATTGGTGGCGGCGCATTTCCACATCTGATGTCGCTTTGGCTCTCGGTGCCAATGTCCATATTGATTCCCCGAATACTCATTCTTATTGCTATTGCCACAGTAATGGGAATCTGCCCGTGGTTTTGGATTCACCTTGTCGTGACACTTTTAGTTTGGTTTGCGTCCATTTGTTATAATTTAAGCACTAAGCGGCAGGCCGTATGCTGACGACATCATTTTGAATCCTGAACAATCAAAACAAGTTGCCGACTTCATCAACCAAAATGTCAAACAACCCACGAAATAATCACGCCACGCCGGATTCTCGTCCGGCGAGTAATGGAGCCGAGACTAAACCAATCAAATACGTGGTGGTCCGTGGCGGGCATCGGGTGTCAGATAAAGAGTATGACTCTCCGACCGACGAAAAATGTTTGGCCGAAATCAAATTTTGGACGGCAATTGCCACACGGCAATCCTATGGCGAAGCCGTCGAAGCCATCCCCTATGATTCGAAGAGACATCGAATTTGGTAAATAATCATTCGTATTGAGCCGCACCCTTCGGGGTGCGGCTTTTTTGTTTTTATTGTTGGCGTTTTGACAATACGTATTTCATATTTATTGGCATGGTCAAGAAAAATAAAACGGCCAAGATACAGGAAAATGAGCCATATATTCTTCCATCCAATAACGATGAGATGCGGGCCTTCGTATCGAAATTCAAAATTGACATGATGGAAAATGTCATATCTTCCATAAAGTTCGCAGTCGAACACAAACTTCCGATGGTGGAAGTATTTCAGTTCAAAAACTCGTCTTTTGTTGTTACTATCAACAAAAAAGAGTTTATGCCCAACCTATCACACATCCGTCAATACTATATGGAACACGAGATGTATGAGTTATGCACCAAGGTAGATGCGTTATGCGAAACCCTGAAGAAGAATGAAAAAGAAAAACCAGACCCCAACGGACCTTCAATCACCTAAAGACAACCTTGACCGCAGTCCGGTCATTCCACAACGTTCGAAACTAAAGTCAGTCCTAAAGATTTTTAAACGAGAACTGACTGACAGACAAAAGCAATTTCTGGCTCTCGCATCTGATAAGAATGCAAAAATCATCTTCGTCTCCGGTCCTGCGGGAACGGCTAAAACATATCTCTCCATTTTTCATGCTCTTACCATGATTAACGAGAAACGAGTCAGCGACCTCGTGTATATTCGTAGTGCTGTAGAATGCTCCGACGCCAAACTTGGGTTCCTCCCAGGTGAAGCTGACGAGAAAATGACTCCTTACATCCAACCATTGCTTGATAAAATGGCCGAATTGCTTCCCAAATTGGACATTGACATATTGCTCAAAGAAGAACGGGTGACGGGCATTCCGGTCGGATTCCTACGTGGTTTGAATTGGAATGCAAAGGCAATTATTGCCGACGAGGCCCAAAACATGACCTACAAGGAACTTTTGACACTTATTACACGCACCGGCGAGTTTTCAAAAGTATTTATATTAGGCGACCCAGAGCAAAGTGACATTAATGGAAAAAGCGGCTTTATAAAAATGATTGGTCAGTTCAATGACGAGGAAAGCCGACAGAATGGAATCCATGTGTTCTGCTTCACGGAGGACGATATTGTCCGAAGTGGACTTGTACAATTTATCATAAGAAAGGTCAAAAAGGCTCTGTAGTCGCTATTTATCTAAGTATGGGTAATCAGCGTGTCTCAGACCTAACTCAAATTACGGCTACCGAATTGGCTTTGAACGACCTTCTCCTCGTTTCAGATGTCAACGCATTCCAATCGAAAAAGCTCACTTTTGATGACCTTATAAACTTCCTATTTCCCGACGACACGTTTTCGGGGTCACTGCACGGAACGGCGAGCTGGGCTTATAACGCATTGACAGCCTCTTATGTGCTTGCTCCAACTTCGTCGTTCGCACATTCTTCAAGTGTAACTCAAAACGCCCTTACAGCTTCGTATGCTCTCGTTTCCCAAATAGCATCGGGGTCTCTGACAGCTTCGTATGCCTTAACCGCATCATTGGCACTGTTTTCGTCTGTTCAATTCGTTTATACATCATCGTTCTCAAACTACACGCTTACCGCATCCTATCTTCAATACACGCCCGGTGGAGCGGATAACGGAACCGCCTCGTTTGCTCTGACTGCCTCATTCTTCTCGGGGCCAACAAATTTAACGACCTCATACGCATTGTTTGCGGAAGAAGTCGCAACGGCTGATACGGCCTCAACTGCGGTCTCATCTTCGAATTCTAATACAGCGTCGGTCGCTCTTACTGCATCTTTTTTGGCGTTTAATGGTATTCCAAATGGAACCGCATCATATGCTATTTTCGCAGGAAACATTCCAAACAACCAGCAAAACTATGGAATTTTTCAGGCCATAACCCAATCCATAACTTCGTCACAGTTGGACGTAGTATCTGTGCTTCCAACGTTTGGTGGCCTACAATCAACTGAAATCGAAGCGAATGGAACCATTGATGCGCCATTTACATCTTCAAACCTAAGCACGATCTTAGGAAAAGTTGAACTGTTTGCTCTTCATCGCCAATATGGGTATTCACAATCTCTCGATTTTTCGCCAGTGTATATTATTCTTGGCGGAACGGCAACAATTTCGGGGACACTTCACTATCCATTCACTCTTCACGGAGAAGTTCCTCTTTATGGATTGTATAACGTCTATGTGACAGCTTCTCATGGTATATTCCTCGATGGTCACAGAACAATGAGGTTCAAAATTTCAAGCACGAGCGACCAGCTTACGGTAGGTTCGGCTGAACCATTGGTTTTTAACACATATCCTGTCAACTCCATATTGGAATGGTCATCGAGCTTACACCCCGGCATTCTGTATCAGGGGTCAGCCTCTCAGGTGGTATTTTCGGGGTCAGCCGACGTGACAACGTTATTGGCTCCTCCCGGAACTGTCACCAACATGAATTATACG